GTTAGGGAAACTAAGTTCTCCTCTGTCTTCAAAACCATCGTACTCTTCGTAGTTAACTGTAAAGCTACTGACGTTGACGTGTCCGTTATCAAATGGGATATTTTTTCTAGCAAAGTACTCATCATTAAATCCTGACACACGGTTAAAGTAATGCATAAAATCGTGGTAGAACTCGCTGTTAGTATCATGCCACAGTTTGTAGTTTGTATCTATTACAGCTTTGTGGTAGTGAAACACTTCCATTTCTTCTGCATCAATAGCATCAGCAATACAATCAAATGCACCTGCTGTCCATTCATCTACAGTAGTCGAATTACTTTGGTCTAGCGTAGTCCACACCATACCACCATGCTTAACTTCACAAGGCAGTTCTGTCCACATACCTGAATGATAGGTCAGAGATAAATCTGTGCCAGATGGTCTTTGTACTTTATCTGTAAGGAAGGTCTTAATGCTGCCATCTTCAAAACGTATAGCAGCTACATTGTGTCCTGCTATTTGTGTGGTTCTGAAATCGCCTAAGTTTGGCAACTCACTGGAATGGCACATAGGCACCCACACTTTAGAGAATATGTTTTCTAGTTCCTGTTCATACAGGCTGTGGTCAGAATATATTAAAGAGTTTATGTATTCTATTTTAGGCTTCTTTATCCAATCCTTATGATTGCGTGGTGGCATCACTTATCCTCTACTTCTACACAAAAACATTTATCATTTGGTTTTTCAAAGCCGTGTTCAGTAAGAGCCATGTGACAGGATGATATGGCGTTATGCATTGAAACAACTTTGGCATCCACTTCCCATACTGATGGTTCAGCGGTAAGAATGATACAGAACATAGCTACTTTCAAAATTCACCTTCTTTCATCGCATCCGAAAGTATAACAGCCCGTTGGCCTACCTGTCGTGCCCAACGCGAATCCATCATCTCCATACTTGCAATATCAAATTTCTGTTCGTGGATTGCAGACCACATCTTCTTAAACTTGCACAGGCGAGGCACACCCATATTAAACGCCATGTCCATCAATATAAGTTGACGAACCGCATCCAAGTTCTCTACGCACTCGTGAACTCTACACAGTTCGTTTTCTACAATCTTAATGTCGTTCATTGCAAGGTATCGTGCATCAGCCTCTGTGATGCCATGCTCATAAACAATGCCCATGTTTGGTATGTCCATGTAATCGAGTTCTTCTTTGCTAATGCCTCTGTCTTTCAAGTTACGCCCAATACCGATTGTGTCGATACCAAGTGTATCTTGATAAACAGTGAGAACCATACCTTCGTGTTTAATTAGCTTGTCTAAGAAATGCGAAGTGTTGTATTTCATATTTCCATAGCCCCTATGATACCACACTTGTACTTCACAGATGCCCACGAACCGTCTTTAGGTATTTCTTCGTACACCTGTCTGTTTCGTTCGCACTTATTTTCGTTATCAAACCACTGGACTGCCTGATTAAAACATCGCCCCTCTGCTGTACAAACAGTAAGCACTAGTGCCCAAATTATAGTATTCATCAGTACCCTGCTTTTCTACCACGAGGTTTTATTTTACCCCCGTGAGCAAAGGGTATACGTAAATTAAACTTACCTACTGTCTCCCCGTCTGATAGCCTAGTTAAAGACCCTACAAAGTTGCTCCCTTTAAGACTCCCAGATAGCTGGACAGTTTGAGCGTTCTTCCCCTTTTGGCCTGTCATTTTTTCACGGTCGATAAAGCCACTTATCTTTAAATCGTTAGGTAACTTGTATCCCAGACCTGCGGATAGTTTTTTGTATATAAAGTTATTCATCCGGCTACTAAGACCAACTCTGTTACCGGGAAACGACACAGAAGTTTTTGATTCATCGTAAACTCCTCCCCCAGTAACACTAACCTTACCTAAATCTATTGTTCCTTCACCTGCAACTTTTCTTGACTTTTTTTCTACGTCTACTTTTGGTACGTACGAATTTCCTGTTTTCGTAGTAGTCCTACTTGTTCCAGAACCACCTTCAAGAAAACGAACTCCCTTTTTACCTCGCTCATCCATCAGTTTTTTTTGCTCCTGTTTTCTTGCCCCATCCAAATACCAAAGATACCAGTCATAACTCCCATGATAACGGAAACAAATGCACTCTGTTGCATGGTAGGGTCTGGAATATTCATAAACCATTCGGCGCATCGCCAAGACATTGCTATACTCGCAATCATGGTGAGACGAGCAATAGCATTGTATTCAATAACTGATTTTAGCCATTGTCTCATCTTAAACCGCGACGCCTACGATTTCCTGCTCTTGCTCTAGCTTCAGAAGTCCGTCTACGAGACATTGCCTGTTTCCTACGTACAGGGGTTAAACCATCACCACCGCTTCTAGGGGGTCGTTTCTTTTTAGGTATCACACGTCCACCTGTATCTGTTGGTTTTGGTGGACGGACTTTTTTTGTAGGCTTTGGTTCTACAATTTTACGACCAGCGATTCCGGCTACTCTAGGTGCTTTTTCTCCCTTTGGCACCGATGTAAATTTTTTAGGCATTACACGACCGCCTGTATCTGTTGGTTTTGGTGGACGAACCCTTTTTGTAGGCAACTTCATGCCGCCGCCTGTTCTTGGTGTAGGGCGACCAGCAGTTTTTAACACCCTATCCCTTCCTCTACCAAAAGGACCAGTTGGAGTTCCCCTTTGATTTCCGTTTCTTGCTCTTGCCATTTTACTTCTCCCTATTTCTTTCCGAAGAATTTCGTTGCCGCTCTCGTTCCAAAGCTTGCAGCAACAATCGTGCCCAAGCTGTACTGGTACCATTGAGGCATTTGCTCCAATTGTTGAAATCCACGAGATACAATATCTTCCATTCCCGGTATAAAAGCTAATATTAAAGGTATACTAAATAGAATAGTCAGCCATTCGTCTTTCCATGAATGCTGACTCCCACGAGCCATCTCCAAATCCCAGTCGATTTCTCCGGTGGCTTTCTTCTGCATTACGATAGCTTCAGCTTCTGCCTTTGCTACCTTAGTCTTTGCTTGGGCTTTCTTTTCTTCGACCTTACCATTCAACCAAGTTCCGGCTAGGTCTGCTATCGGACCGACAAGTAGGTTTAGCATTTCCACCTCTTCCGTGCTTGACGCAAACGACTATTCGGGTTCTTAGCTGCTTTAGGAAACTTCTTCATCTGCCCAGCAGAACGTGCACAGAAAGACTTGCGACGCTTGGCATCCTTGCTTCCCGGCTTTACCTTTCCCGTAACAGCAGTCTTTAACTTGCTGCCGGGGTTCTTTTTCCGGTAGGCAGCAACACCCGCCTTAGTCATCCCCGCACCAGACTTCGTAGGGCGGAAGTTCTTCTTGTTACGGGCTGGCATCTTGTCAGGCTTTCTTGGTGCCACTTTTCTTCCTTTTCTTACCAGAAGCTGTAACAGACCACTTTACTTTACGTGGTCCTGTTTTCTTAGCCGCTTCTTTTTTAGTAATTCGGCTAGCGACTTTGGCTGGTCTACAAGCTGGATAGGGACGCTTCTTTTTCTCTGAACCAGAGCGACCGCATTTCTTGCCAGTCTTTACATCCCGCCAATCTTCCTTGAACCACTTAGTTAAACCACCTTTTGGTTTAGCCATTAATATGTACCACCACGCTTTTTGTACGTTTTAACCAACCAAGCGTTTGCGTATGCACTAGGATACACATCAAACTTACGTTTAGCCTCCGCCTTAACCTTTGCATAAAGTGCTTTATTTTTAGGTGTAGGGCTTCCAGACTTTTTCTTTGGTGTGGTCTTTTTTCTAGGTGCCATATGGTTTACTCCCGGCAGGGATTACTGCTTATATCATAAAATTAAAAGAGGGTCAAGGGGGCAAGTTTCCCTGCCCCCGACAGTTATCTAGGCAAATGCAGCCGCTGCACCAGCAGCGTTCATTGGCACCATTACGGCGAACACACGGACTTTACCGTCCATGATTGCAGTAATAGCTTTCACGTCAATGACATCAGCAGCCAAGTAGAACTTAGCGGA